GATTGGGGACGTAGCCACCGGGAAGGCCGTTGTAGTAGTGGTAGTGGATCAAGTCAGTCACCGTGATTCCTGTCGTGGTAGATGCGGTAGTGAGTACGCTACCGGACCTTGTCAAGTTTGTCAAGTCGAGTCAGAGTGAGTCTTCATGAGGCCGAAGGCGGAGACGGCGGCGAGGATGAGCCACGAGGCGTCGTGGACCCCTGCCCCAACGCCCAGCACGAGGCCGATGAACATGAGGTAGCGGAGGAAGATCATGGTGCATACTCCGTGACGTGATCGGGGACGCGCATGTAAAGCGGGTCGGCCATGCCGTCGTAGTCGTCCCGACCCACCCGCCCCGCCTCGCGGATCGCGTCGACGTCGTCAGCGAGTGGTGCGTAGGTCGTTGCGGTAGTCATGGTCTGCCCTTCGGTAGTGGTGGTGGTCGTGCCTATCAGTTGTTTCCAAGCGACCCGCGACGGGCCATTGAGGTCCAGATTTGGCCACCGATAACGAGGTGGTCGAGCAGGTTGACACCAAGGGTCTCGCCTGCCTTGGCGAGCCTGCGGGTCACTGCTTCGTCATCGGACGACGGCTCAGTGCTTCCGCTCGGATGGGTGTGGCAGAGAACGATGGCCGCCGCCCCGTGCGTCAGAGCAGAGCGGTACACCTCACGCGGTGCCATGAAAGTGTGATCAACGCTGCCAAGGCTCACGACCTCTGTAGTGATGAGGGCGTGCTTGGTGTCCAGCACGAGCATGAGGCAAACCTCGCGGTCAACCGGCATGTCACGCAGCACCTTGAAGAAAGCCGTTGCGGCCTTCACTGGCGCGTCGATCACCGGCCTCGTCTCTACATATGCGCCGGGTGCTTCTCCGGCAAATGGGGCGTAACACATGATTTATGGCCTTTCTTTGGTAGTGGGGCGATGTGAGAGTAACGCTAGCACACTGTTTGTGAGTTGTCAAATCGGAGTCTCGGCCCCCTCCTCGACGGAGTCGAAGATTCGGTGCGTCTTCGGGCTCCACGACACCCTTTCGTGCAGCAGGGTCTTCTTTACGAACTGGAGTCGAGTCTTGCGACTCACGTTCGTCGTGAGCCCGATGTAGCGAGTGAGGTCGTCGGCGGTCGGGGCGAACGGCTGCCCCTTCACGGTGCAGCAGTGGTGCCCGATGGCAGCGAGCAGTCCTGCCCGCCAGACGAACTCCTCCACATCCCCCTTGTTCGGGATGCCGGGGAGGTCGACCGCGAGAGTGGTCCAGATGATCGCATCGAGGACAGCACCCTCGATGTCGGTGTAGGTGGCATCCTCGCCACGGGTCATGAGGTCAGCGTAGACCTCGGTATCTGCTGCGTTCCAATTGAGGCTCATCGCGGCTCCTTATGGTAGTGGGGCGATGTGAGAGTAACGCTAGCACACTGTTTGTGAGTTGTCAAGTCGGCGTCTCCAACTACTTGACGACAAAAGACTACTTGACGACAAGAGACTCTAAATGGTAGAGTAGTGAGCCCCTACCCGGAGAGAAGACATGAAGTTGCTCATCATCATCGGCGTCGTCGTGGCGGGTCGCTGGGCGTACCGCCGTGCCATGAACGAACGCGAGGCAGCGATACGGCTGCACCCGTCCACCGTCGACCGCCTCATGGACGACGGGCGCGGCAGTGACAGGGGATGGGCGTTCACGGCTCTGAACCCGTAGAACGGCAAGACGAGAGCCCCCGCCGGAAGAATTCGGCGGGGGCTCTCTTGTGCCCACTACCACATGAGCAGCCGGTACACGGGATGACGCGGCGCTCTCCAAGGTAGCGAGTCCTTCCACTGCGGTCCAACCCCTCGCGCGGGGTGTCCGGAGAGGCTAGTGTAGCGCGTCCGCTACCGGATGGAGGGCGTCTTGGACGCCGTGACAGAGATGAACCTCGTGTTGGAGAGACTCCGCATGTTGGCAGGTCGGATCGAACGAGGGGAGCAGGCGCGCAAAGACAGGGACGCACTGTTCGTGGAGTGGTACGGCACGCTCCCCGGTGCTGTCATGGCAGATGCTGCGAACGTAACACGCACTCGACCGTACCAGATTCACAAGGAGTACATCAGTGTCTCTGACGACTGAATCCAGCCACGCAGACTGGGTAGACCACTACAACGAAATAGGTCTATCTACCGTCCCGATCACAGCGGCCAAGCGTACCGACATCACTTCGTGGCACGAGCGTCCGATCAATTCCTCCGATCTCGACTCCTACCACGCTCAATACTCACAGGGCGTAGGAGTTCGCTCCGGTCTCGGCTTCGTCATTCTCGACCTCGACTGTGATGAGGCAGTGCAGGTGGCGCCGGCCATTGTTCCGGAGTGGACGACGGCCATTGCTGGGCGAACGCGCCGACCGGGCACTCACTATTACTACCGATGCGACGACGTTCCAGACGGGGTCAAGAAGCGCGATCCGATCTCTGACGTAGTCAAGATTGAGGTCGAACAGTACGACGACGACGGCAACCTAGTTGGCCACAAGGAGAAGTTGCCTGCTCTGGTCGAATTGTTTGCTGACTTCCAGTACGTCGTCGCGCCTCCGACTACGACCTACATTCGCAAGGACGGGATGCCGGACACCTATATTTGGGACCGTCCGTTGGAAAGCGTCAAGACGCTCCGATGGCAGGAGATCGTCACTGCCCACCACCTCATCGGCGCTGCCAGCCTGCTCATCCGCAACTACCCGCCGTCGGGCGCTCGTAACGAGGTGCTCCACGGGCTCTGGGATGTGATCTACGGGCGCAATCCCGGGTGGTGGAACGAGCACCACCTCAAGTTCTCCGACTTCGCCACCATGATCTGCGAGGCTGCCGAGGACAACAACTACGAGCGCCGGGAGGAGATCCGTATTCGTGCGGAGAGAGTGCGTGAGGGCGAGACGATCAAGAGCAGAGCGACGGTGCTGGGCACCGACGGTGCCAACGTGGCAGCGATCTCCAAGGCGCTCGACCTGCTGTTCGAGGTCATCCCTGCTGTTGGTGAAGAGGAGGAGACGCCTCCGGAAGTCGCCCCCAACTCGCGCCTCTGGCTACCGGGTGAGATCCAGTCAGCCAAGTTTCCGCCTATCGAGTTTGTGCTCGACAAGTTCGTCGTCCGCAACGTCGCTACGGCTCTCATCGGCAGGCGGGGCATCGGCAAGTCGTTCGTGACGTTCGACTGGGCGAAGCGCATGGCCCAGAAGGGTGAGCGCGTGCTCATCATGGACTATGAGAACGCCGACTGGATCGTGCAAGACAGGTTCACGGCGCTGGGTCTCGGCTCCGACCACTGGGTCGCACCGTGGATCAATCCCCCAGTCAACATCATGAGGCCACAGGGCGTGTCGAGGCTGGCAGCGGTCATCGAGGAGCACGAGATCACGGTGGTCATCATCGACGCCTTCACCGATCTTGCTCACAAAGCCGGGGTGTCGATCAACGACAACCTAGAGATGGCTCAGATGACGACGCGGCTCAACGACATCCTCAACATGGGCATAACGCTCATCGTCCACGATCACAAGCCCGCCTCCAACGACGCGCGGCCGAAGGGTGCGGGCGAAAAGGAGAACCTGCTGCAAGTCATCTGGGACATCAACGAGGTCAAGCGGGATTCGATGAACTATCCGTGTCGGTTCGGCTCTCCAACCTCTGACGAGGGCATCTCACAGGGCGTGTCGGGCGCATTCACGATTTCACTGCTCAAGGATCGCACCGGGAGGCTGGGCGCGCACGGCTCTGCCCGCCACGTTCTCGCTGACTGCGCCACGGACAGCCCGGAGGTGGTCTTCGACTACCGGGACACCTACGAGCAGCGCAACGCGCTCGTGGAGGCTATGGGACGGTCCGGCGGCAGCGGGCGGAGCCTCAACGGGCTCTCGTGACCCCTCCGTGAGTGGATAGGGGTTGCTCCGGTCCCCCCCGTAAGGTGAGAGGACCGGAGCATACCACATCCGAGGAGCGGTTCTGGTAGGGTCGCTGGCGGCCCCTACCCCCTGTGAGATAGGAGATCCTTGTGTACGAAGTGCAGACACCTCGTGGACCACTCAGAGTCGAGGCTCAGTACGTTCACCACGCCCAAAGGCTACTGGAAAGAGCGTTCAGTCGCATCGGTGGTACCCACGGTATCACGAGCGAGATGCTCGGGATGATTTGCGACTTTGCGTGTGACGAAGGCAACGAGGAGGCCATCAAGCGCAACTCGTATCGAGTGATGTGGCACCTCCGCAACGAGGTGCTCATCCGGTACCAGTCTCCGGCCGACATCCAGCGGTTCACTGTCGAGGGTGCGTTCGATCCGTTCACTCCTAAGTACCGGGAGATCCGTCACGACATGGTTCGGTACCTGTCAGAGTATCCGAACCCACGGTACAGCGCTGTGGCGAGCAAGTACAACTCATCCTCAGTATTTAAGAGGGTGCTCAATGATCTCAAGGCCGCGCAGATGGTTGATGTGTCCGGACGCGGCAAGAAGAAGCGCATCGTGGCGCTCAACTTGGAGAACGCATGAGCATCCTCACACCTCTTATGCAGCACCAACGGCAGGGCGTCGAGTTCCTCATCTCGCACGAGGGTGGCGGCTTGCTCTGGGAGCCGGGCACCGGCAAGACGCTGACCGTGATCTCCTACCTCGACTACCTCGTGGACGTGCACGACAGGGCAGCGGTGCTCGTCACCGCCCCGCTCTCCGCCGTGGACACATGGCCGGACGAGATCGCCAAGCACCTCAACCTGCCCAACGTGCGGGTCACCGTGCTCACGGGCTCGGGCAAGAAGAAGATCGAGACACTCAACGATCTGGAGCCGCTCGACCGTGGGCTCGACGTCATCGTGGTCAACCTCGACATCTTCTCCCAGTCTCACAAGTACACCTCATCTCAGACAGTCCGGGGCAAGTTCTGTGACGTGATCCGTAGATGGGGCTTCGACCTCATGGTTGTGGACGAGTCGCACCGAATTAAGGGGCACAACTCCAACATGAGCAGGGCCATCGGCTCCCTCGCTCGCTTCCTACCTCAACGCATTATTCTCACGGGCACGGTCGCACCACACAGCCCGCTCGACATCTTCGCACAGTGGAGGTTCCTCAACCCGGAGCGGTTCGGCACGCGCAAGGCTTCTTTCGAGGGCAGGTATGCGATCCTTGGAGGCTGGCACGGGAAGCAGGTCATCGGCTTTCAGAACCAGAAGGAACTCAACCGCAAGCGCAGCATGGACTCAGTGGTCGTGCTCAAGAAGGACGCCCTCGACCTCCCGCCTGTGACCTCAACAACGCACCACGTCACGCTCACTCCGAAGGAGCGCAAGGCGTACAACGATCTAGCCACGCACATGATGCTGGACGAGGGGCCGGACGGTGAGCCGTACATCTCGGCCAACGCTCTGACTCAGTGGCTCCGTCTTCGCCAACTCACCTCTGGTCATCTGACCGATGGTGATGCCGTCAAGCATCTGGGTGACAGCAAGATCAAGCACGCAGCCGACCTCGTATCGGACCTCGTCTCAGCCGGGCAGCAAGTGGTGGTGTTCGCTCACTTCGTGGACGACATTCGCCGCATGACTATTGCACTGGAAAAGTCTAAGATCAACGTCCAGATGATCTACGGGGCTACGCCGGGAGAGGAGCGCCGTGACATCCGCAAGTCGTTCTACGATGGTGGCACGCAGGTCGTCGTTGCCCAGATGCGGACGGTGTCTCTCGCCATCAACGAGTTCGTCGTTGCAAATCACGCTGTGTACCTTTCGATGTCAGAGCGCCGGGACGACTACATCCAGTCCCGCGACAGGCTCATCCGCAAGGGGCAGGAGAATCCTGTCACGCTGCATCACATGATCGTGCGGGACAGCATTGACGAGATCATCATGCAGGCTCACGCTGAAAAGGGCAGGCTGGAAGCCTTCATCCTCGCACGACTCGACCAAATCACAAAGGGCATTGCCGCATGAGTCACGCTCACTACCACAACGTCATGACAGACGAGGACTACAAGTCGTTCCTCCTGTGGATGGCGAAGTTGCGCGACCCGGTCGCGTTCGACATCGAGACGACGGGGCTGGATCACACAGAGCGGGGTGCGCAGATCCTCTCCGTGTCCTACACGACGACGGCTCCGGGTGAGGAGACGTGGGTCATACCACTCGGCCACTCGCACGGTTCGTGGGGCTACAAGTGGAGGCAGATGGCGCAGGAGATCGCTGTGTTCTCTCTCAGTCACGACCTCATCGCCCACAACGCACCGTTCGAGGTGGCATGGTTCCGCCAGCACACTGACGTAAACCTGTCAGACTCGATCTACTGGGACACCATGACGGTTGCCCACCTCCGCAATGAGAATGAGAGCAAGCGGCTCAAGAACAACGCCGCACACCTCATGGGTGGAGACTGGGGCATCGACGTGAAGGATGCGGCCCGCGTGCCGTGGTTCGATCTCGCGCCGTACAACGCACTGGACACCATCGCGACCGCCCGGCTGTACCACGAGCAGCGCCCCGCCCTGCCGCCCGCCCTGCTCGACCTGTACATGTCCACGGTGCGCCCTGCGCAGGCTGTTCTCACGCGCGTGAGCGCCACGGGGATGCCACTCGACCTCGACACCGCTCGCGCTGCTCTCCGCCACGCTCAGACACGCTCAGGCACCGCTGCCATGAACCTGCTGGCGCTGGCGGGGTACTACGGGCTCGATCCGGGTGACTATCCGACGCTCTCGTGGGAGGCGACGTCCAAGTGGTTCCTCGCCTTCACCGGGGCAGCGGTCGAGCACGGTGATCTCTATGTACAGGACACTACACCTTCTGGTCGTGCGTCGTGGGCCAGCGGGGTCCTCAACAGGCTGGCGCGCGAGGGCTACGGGGTGGCGCAGGAAATCCTCGACTACCGGGACGGGTCAAAGGAGGCCCAGTTCCTAGAGTCGTGGATCGACGCTGCGGACAGGGAGGCGCGGGTGCACGGCCAGTACCACGTCGCTCGTGTCAGGACGGGCCGGCTGTCCTCGTCGGACCCCAACATGCAGCAGGTCAAGCGCTCGCTCAAGCCTGTCTGGGCAGCGCCGCCGGGCTGGGAGTTCTGCGAGATTGACTACTCCCAGATCGAGATGCGAGTCATGGCGGAGTACATCCACCGGGACGTGCTGCCGGACAACCCCCTGCTCATGGCCTACTTGGAGGGGCTCGACCTGCACCGGATGAACGCCACGCTGGCGACCGGGGGGAGCGTCGAGGACGTGACGCCCGGCGAGCGTCAAGCCGGGAAGGCCATCGGCTTCGGCTTCCTGTTCGGCATGGGGCACCGCAAGTTCGTGGCGTACGCGGAGGACACCTACGGGGTCAAGTTCACAGAGAGCGAGGCGCGCGAGATCCGGACCCGCTTCTTCCAGCGGTGGGAGGGGCTGGAGGAGTGGCACATTCACCAAGCGAGACTCGTGCAGAGTGGCGGCTTCGTGACTAACATCTTCGGGAGGCGACGGCGGCTGCCGGATGCATTCAGCACGGACGACTTCGTCCGGGCGGGCGCGATCCGACAGGCGATCAACAGCCCGATCCAGTCCACCGCCAGCGATTTCATGCTGCGAGGGCTGACCCAGATTGATCGACGTGAGGACATCCAGATCGTCGGGACCGTGCACGACTCGGTACTACTACTTGTGCGGTCAGCGCACGATGCAGAGTCTGCGGCTTGCGATCTGCTGACCAGTTCGGATATAGTGTCTGTACCGATCGAGGTTGACATCAGCCTCGGCCCCCGTTGGGGGGAGTATCACACAACCCGCTCACTAAGGAGCACATGACATGGCAACTGCCACCAAGAACACCACGCCCGACCTCTCCAGTCTGAACCTCCCCGGCGTCGGCAAGGTCTCCGCCGCCAAGGAGGTCCCCGGCGTCACCCGTGGGGAGCAGGCATCCGTCTACAGCCCGCTGTTCGCGGCGGCGCACGACATGCCGCTGACGGAGGACGGCACCCACGAGGCCATCGTCCTCAACGGGTTCGAGGACAACGCCTCGGCCGCCACCAAGGCGGGCTACATCCGGCGCATCTCCTCGGATGACATCGAGGTGAAGCAGCGCGGCAAGGACGTCTACGTCCGCGCGCTGACCGCCAGTGAGGTCACCGCCGCACGCAAGGCGTCGAAGGCCAAGGCTGACGCCTGAGCCGCACCGGGGGAGGGGCCGTGAGCCTCTCCTCCCTCCCCCCACCACTACCACGCCGTAAATCTGGAGACTCAACATGAACACGGAGCAGGCGGCTGCGGGACTCATCGACTCCATCATCGCACGCCGTGCGCGTGACACCAAGATCCGTGAGGCACTTGACGAGATCGAGTCCTGAGACACGGCGAGCCGGGCTGTGCTACACTGGGCGGTCCGGCCTCCGCCGTCCACTACCACGCAAAGGAGGGGTCATGACTGACCTCTGGAACAACAGTCGTTTCTCGACGCTCCGGTCCTGCGAGCAGAAGTTCGTGTACCGCTACGTCGAGGGACTCAACACTCCGACGAATCCGACCGACGAGAAGTTGCTGCTGGGCTCGTGGTTCCACGCGCTCATGTACGCACACGGGCTCCGACAGGGTATGGTGCAGGAGTCACTCCTGCACCCGGTGCCCGACACGATGAACCTCGGCTTCGACTTCATCGACCCGATGCCAGTGCCGACAGAGTACGACGGCACACTCGTGACGCAGGTGCAGGACTACCTCACGTCACAGTTCTTGGCCAAGGTTGGCGGCATGTCCCCTGACCTCGACGCCATCCCTGAGCGTGCGTGGTTCCTGTTCGACCGCTACGTCGCCCGATGGTTTACGCAAGGCAGCCTGCTCACCGACAAGGTGCTGGCCGTCGAGTACGAGTGGCAGCGCACCGACGAGGCATCGGGCATCACCTACGTCGGGAAGATCGACAAGATCATCCTTCGTGAAGACGGGCTCTTGATCCTGCGTGACTACAAGACGACGGGCCAGAAGCCGACCACCGACTTCCGACTCACGAACAGTCAACTGCACTTGTACGCATGGGGCGTCGCACCGTTCCTCGACATGCATGGCCTGTCGGTCGACGCTGTCGAGTACGACTACGCCATCACTCGTGAGCCCCGCGTTCGTCTCACGAAGGCGGGTGCTCTCTACAAGAACCAGTCCGTCATGGATTACCGGGCTCTTGAGTATCTGCTCAGTGAAGAACTGCGAGCGTCGGATCACGACCACGCCTACGACGACGAGCGGTTCGCTGACCACTACGAGGCTGCGCGCGAGGAGGGGGACGAGAAGTTCTTCTCCCGCAACCTCCTGCCGATCAACGAGACGGTCATCATTCGCCTGCTGGACGAGCAGGTGCAGTTGGTCGACCGGGCCACCCGGCTCGACAACGGCTCCGCGCTGCCCATCGCAGCGCCGGGCCGCGCGTGCGGGTGGTGCGAGTACAGCGATCTCTGCGTGGCGGAGATGTACGGGAACGACGCCACTCCCATCCGTGAGTTCTACCAGATCGTGAGCGACACATGAGTACCCTCCCCTACTCGTGCCTGCTCCTCGACTGCGAATGGAAGCACATCACGGGTTCGGCCAGCAAGCCCGCCGATACCGAAGCGACTCTCTGGGTTCATCTCAGTGTTCACCGAGTCGAAGAGTGGGCGGCCACCGTCACGACCCTCGCCAAGTTGGTCCTCATGAACTCTGTGGAGACGGACTCCGGCTGCGGCTGTTGCGCTGGCCCTGACATGTGCTCGTACTGCGGCGAGAAGTGGTACTTCAATTCTAATTCTCGGGAGTACAACTACGTCATTGCACACGAACTCAACTGTATAACCGTCCAACTGGGCGGGCCTGTATCGGAGACACGCTGATGGAACCCTACGTTGTAGTTATCAACAACCTGCTGTTCTACGGATTCCTCGCCTTCGTGGTGTGGGTCATGTACGGACGCAACGACAACGGAGATGACGAATGAGCCTGCTCGGAGACATCCGCAACCAACCACGACAGGCTGACCACGCTCGCGTGCTCATCCACGGGCAGCCCGGCACCGGGAAGACGACCCTCGCCGGAACCATCGCAGAGACGGGCCTCACGCTCTACCTGTACGTCAAGGGCGAGGAGGGCATCGGCTCCCTGTACGGCACAGACCACGACGAGAACCTCGTGATTCACCAGTTGTCTGGAATCCCAGAGATGGAGTTGCTGTACTACGAACTCCTCAAGGGTGACCACGACTACAACGCCGTGGTACTCGACTCCGTGTCCGCCCTACAGACGATGTGGAAGAAGTACCTCCTGCGCCTGCCGATGGACGCCCCTGCCAAGGAGCGCCCGGCCACCGACTTCGCTTTCTGGGGATCGCTGGCCGACGGGTTCACCGACCTGTTCACGTTCTGGTACGGGCTCGCATCTCACACGGCCAAGAAGCCGATCCACGTCGTCATGACGAGCCAGACCAAGGCTATCGATGACGCGGCAGGGGACAGCAAGATGCAGCCGGATCTCCACAAGGGTCCGCTGGCGCCTGCCGTCTCTCGCTCCGACCAGATTCTCTACACGCACATGATGGACGACCCAGATGACTGGGATTCTCAGAAGCACGTAGTGCGTGTCAAGCCCTCTTCGTCTATCGTGGCGAAGACTCGATGCTCCCCTGCGGTGGCGGACAAGATCCCCTCTGTCATGGGAGTGCAGAACCGCGTCACCCTTCTCAAGTACCTCTCGGTGCTGGGTGTCGCCGGGGTCTAATCCTAGACCTCATCCGCTAAGTGCGCGAACAACCACGCACAGGAAGACAGAACAATGGCAGACACGAAGATGGACCTGACGGGGCACACGCCCCGCTTCGGACGCCGACTCAATCCGGGGAACTACCTCGTGGTGGTCGACGCTGTGGAGTACAACGAGGAGGCGCCCAAGGGTCAGTCCCTGCGGTTCACGTTCAAGAGCGTCGAGGGCGAGAGCGAGGGCGGCACCGTTGCTGCCACGCTCTACATCATCAACGACAACTTCACGGGGTCCAAGGGCCACCGGGGTGCCACGCTCGACAACTGGTTCCACCTGCTTGAGGCCGTTGGCTTCAAGCCGGGGAAGTTCGACGCCGTGAAGATCGGCGACCAGATGGTCGGCAAGCGTCTGGGCGTGGAGGTCGTGAACTCCGACCCGGTGGGTCCGGAGAGCAAGATCTACGCGAACGTCAACTCGTTCTTCCCGGCCTCCGCGATGGGGGACGAGTCGCAGGACGAGAACGACGACGAGACGGGCCTCGCCTAATGGCACGCACCGGACCTGAGACACGTCTCGTGAAGCGCATCAAGCGTGCCATCGAGGAACGCCTTGGGTCCGGTGCGTTCGTCTTCAAGGTTCACGGAGGCCCGTTCCAACAGGCGGGCCTCCCTGACCTCATCGGCTGTGTCAACGGGCTGTTCATCGCCCTAGAGGTGAAGCACCCGGACCAGTCTCATCCGGTCAGCAAGATCCAGCAGCACATCATCGACCGCATCACCGCAGCAGGCGGAACCGCTGCCGTGGTGGAATCCGTCGAGGACGCGCTGTACGTTCTGGGTCTCGACTAACTCACGCCCCCGTAGCCCAACTGGCAGAGGCGTGCGTTTCAAGAACGCATAGTTGTGAGTTCGACTCTCACCGGGGGTACTATGTTCGTCTTTATAGCAGGGGTTGTAGTAGGCGCGACGCCTCACGTTGACCCCACGACACAAGAGGACGACGCATGAGCGACACACGCTGGTGCAAGAACTGCAACGGTTACGGCAACCATTCCACCGCTTGGTGTCATGGGCCGATTCACCAACCTCAACCTGAGCCGGTTGTCTCCGACGCGATGATTGTCGCCTTCCAGCAAGCACACTACGACGCCTACGGCGGATGCGACCCCGAGTGTCCCTTCTTCAGCGCCGAAGACGTAGCGCACTCCCTCGCTGCCGCGCTCAGGGCGCAGGCATGTGACGCATGAGCACACACACCCACCGGGAGATCGTCCCCGGCTGCTTCCGCTGAGACATCGGCAAGGACGAGACGGACGCTGCCCTTGACCGGCTGGTGCGAATCAGCGAAGAACTGGGCCTGTACGACCTCGCTGCGAATCTGACCGACCGACTCAACACCGTTGAATGCGACGCGCTCACGGATGACGTGGCGCCCACCGACAAGGAGCAGACCGATGACCGTCGCCGCCTCATGGGCGCTCGTCGCCGCCGGCGGCTGGCTCCTCGGCATCCACCGGTGGTGCCCCCAAGCCGGCTGCGGCCGCCTCATCCCCACCGCCCTCACCTCCGGCAACTCCGTCCGGTGGGCGCGTGCTTCGCGCACCGACAAGGAGCAGACCGATGACTGACGACGACACGATGGACCGGATGGTCGAAGCAGCACGGAACGCTATGGCCGCTCCGCGCTACTGCCCTTGCGGTCGGATGTGGGAGCCGCTGCGGGAGGACTACGAGCGGGAGGTGGCTGCCGTGTTGGCTGCCGCACCCCTTGCGAAGATGTTCGACGCTGCGTACATCAACTCGGACCGCACAACGGAGCAGTCCGGTGGATGAGGCGCTGCGCTCCTACGACGTCGTGACCCTTGAGCCATGTGATCGGCACGACCCATGCGCCCACGTGACGATGATGTGCCACATGTGCGGGAAGTCGGCACACATCCTCGACACGGGAAGCCGCCGCCGGTGGAAAGAGTCACATCTGGCCCGACATGGGTTCATCCAAGACAAGGAGGAAAACGCATGAGCATCCGACGACCCGCCTACTTCATCCTCACCTGCGACGGTGACGGCTGCACCGAGAAGGTGCCCCATCCGAATTCCGAGTTCGGCGCGTGGTCCGACTACACCGGCGCGTTGGAGGATGCCTACCAGTCCGACTGGACCGTCGAGGATGCTGCCCCGCCACAGCCGGGATGCCCGACACCTCACCGCCACTTCTGCCCGGACCACGCGCCCGACGAGGAGCAGACCGATGAGACGCTTTGAACTTCACCGCGACGAAGACCCCTCAGGAGTGTCGGGGCTAGGTGTTGTCGCCGAGGGCGTCGCGTTCTCCGATGGAGGACCAGTCGCACTGCGCTGGACCTCTGACTGGCCGACCAGTGTCGTCTTCCATGATCGAGGTCTCGATTCGCTGGAGGCTGTCCACGGCCACAACGGCGGTACCCGCATCGTGTGGCTCGACCCGGCACCCGACCCGCTCGGGGCCTGCTGCTGTGTTGATGCAGCCTCCGCACCTCATTGCCCGGTGCACAACTGGGGCGGCGGTGCCGCATGACCACCGCCGAAGTTGCAGACGACCTTGAGCGGCACATCGCCCGCGAGGCCGGACTGTGCAGCCGCTGCGACGCACCGGCGGTGGTCTCGAAGGACGACACGATCACCGGCACAGACCTGCCGTGTACGCAATGCAATGCTACTCCGCACGTCGAGCCGGACGTGACCGTCACCGATGCTGTAGTGAAGGCGTTGTGGGAGGAGTTCGCTCCCAACCTGCCGGGATACATCACCTACGGGGACATCCAGACGGTCGCGTACGACGCGCTCAGGGCGCAGGCAGGTGAGCCCTAGTTGTACGACCACTGTGCCGGGTCGGTCGGTGTGGCACCGTCAGACCACGGACCAAGGTGTCGCAGATCAAGGTGACGCACCCAGTTAGTGCGGCCGATCTCGAACGAGCCGATGCCGCTGAACAGGCGCAGGCTCAGGACAGTGGACGTGAGGATGTAGCCGGTGGGGATGTCGACCGCGAGACCCTGCATGTGCTGACTCTTCGAGGCACCTCCCACCTTCTTGTTGTGGGCGGGGTCGCGGTAGCCGCTCACGATGTTGAGCGGGCTGCCCCCCTTGCGAGCGCGCAGCACCTCTAGTGCAGCGAGAACCTCACGGCGGATGTGAGCACGACCATCACCGTTGCTGGTGAACTCTGAGGCGCGGAAGTGTGGGGACAGGTACGGCAGCATGGCCTTGCAGCCCATGGTGTTTGGGCCCATGATGCCGTCCACCTCCAGCATCCTGAACGTCTCACCTCGACCGCCCAGCGTCGCACGCTGGAAGTCTTCGATGCTCTCGAACCACTTGGTGTAAGTCATTCCTGAGTCTCCATTTCGTTTTCTATAATTTCTGCTATCACTACCCGTAGTGCTTCGAGGGTGTCGTCTGAGGGCGGGGGATTGACCTGCGAATCTAGTTCTCTGAGCAAGTTGTTGTGCTTGACCAGTGTGTTGTCGATGCGGTGTATACGGTCGTAGAGAGAAGATCCGTGGTTGGGTCTAAACTCTGTAGCCATCTCTTCAAGGATGGGCTTGACAGCGTTCATCATGGTGATGATCTCTGCGACAGGACGTACTATCGTTGACCACACTCGTTGAACAGCGAAGAGAACTCCAGATATTAGCACGACCCACTGTGACCACTCAGGTAGAACAGGCTGACTGACAATGCTCTCAAGGGCTATTGTCAACATCGACGTCCTTCACAGCAGGAGGTCGAGTAGAGGTGTATCGGGTGGCGAGACCTGACAGGGGAACACCGAGGACAGCAGCGGCAAGAGTCGCCCAACCTCCAGCGTCGTTTTCATCGAGCGCTCCGTACACCACCAACAGTGGGATGACGGCGAGTGAGATGCGGTACAGGTATGCGCGTACCTTCTCTTCGGACAGGTTCATGGTTACTCCTTGATAACGAGGCTGTGCAGCGATACGTCTGCGCCGTCGAGGCGGAGCGCGATCTGGCCTGCGTACTCCGGCGACGGGTCCGCCACGTTGTTGAAGATCTGTGCTCCATCGAGCCAGACGCTCCAGCGGCCCGGGACGGACAGGTCCGCGTAGAACGAGTGGCGCACCCCGGCCGTCGGGTCCCAAGCCCCGGGTGCGCCGGCGATGCTCGTGCCCGAGGGGTTGGCGGGGTCATACCCGTCTGCGTCTCGCTCTTCGGCGAACAGCGACACCCGACCGTTCTGCTTGAACTGAAGGTGGGTGGCGAGCAGATTCGAGTGGTGGAAGAGGCTCATCTTGAAGCCGAGGTTGCCGTGACTCGCGTAGTGGCCGCCCGAGTCCCAACCCTCCACCTTGAACGTGCAGGCGATTCGCGGCAGCAGGCGGTGCTTGCCGAAGATGGTGCGGTGGTACCGAGTCGACCGGGCCGCGCCTCCCTGAGAGACCGGCCTGCAGGTGCGCAGGTGCTTCGTCTTGCCGTTCTGCGCGTCGCCCGCCGCGATCGTGTCTTCCTCGACTCGCCACGCCGCGCCGCCGGAGCCGTAGACGTAGACCGAGTCCTGCGTTTCGGGCAGGCTGCGGAAGTCGTCCTCGTCGACGATCACACCGTCGGAGCGACCCCAGATCAGGTCGTAGAGGAGGTCGGTGGTTGTCATTGCGTTCTCTTTCCCAACTAGGCGTTGGTCCACTGTGCGCCGTCCCAGCGCTTTAGGAGTGCGAGCTGGAAGGATGTCCCGTCGTAGACCCTGATGGGGGCGGTAACGAATTCCGCACCGTCCCAGAACTTGATGGTACCTACGGCGGTGACTGTGACGGCCAGACTGTAGGGACCGCTGACGTCGGACACGTCCCACGTCTTGACCTCGAACCCGACGACGTCGCCGGCCGCTCCCCATCCGACCGGTAGCGCGACGGCGGTCGAGGTTGCCGTGTTCTTGACCTCGGTCGGCTGCCAAGTGGAGTCCGACGCACGCCAGTAGGTCGTGACGGTCGCGATGGTCCGCGAGAGCGCGTAGGCGCTCTGGGTGTCGCCGGCGTCCGGGTCGTCGAACGTCCAGTCCACGGTGAGCGATGCGGTCACGGCGGCGTCGGTGCCGTCGCCCGGGGCGTCGATCGTGGGGGCGTTCGGCGGGTCGTTGCCGACGAGTATCGCGACCTGCTGGCCGCACACCGGGCCGAACGCACCCGCCGTTGCGGTCTTGTCGCCCGTCGCGCCCGCTACGGGCTGCGTAAAGTCGGACAGCCGCAGGGACACGTCGACGTTGTTGGTGTCGCCTGCGAACCCTCTGGACGTGGTGCCCGACGGAGTCGTGACGGTCGTCTCCCTGCCGACGCCGGACGCGACGATGACCCAGTCGTTGTCGCCCGTCGTCGTCACCGACGGGGCCGTAATCGTCGTCAGTTGGTCCGTTTCTGCCGACGCCGACGAAACGTCGATAGGTGCGACCGTGTCCACACCCGAGTAGGTCGAGATGACCCCGACGGAGGATTTGGCTCTGCTCAGGGTGAACGTGTAGGTCGACGGTTCCGACCCGCCCGCCGCCTTCCAGTAGACGGCCTGCCGCATCTGGTTAGTGTCGACCAGCGTGTTGACGACCTCTGTCCACCCGGCCGGAGGCGTCACCGTCGAGTCAGTGGAGACGGCCAAAACCGCAACCATGACGTGACCCTCGACCGTCCCCGGCGGCTTGTTGATGACAAGCGTCGTCGCGCCGTCGTCAGTCTGTGTTGCCGCCGCAACAAACGCGATAGCCATAGGTCAGCCCCCCTGCGAGGTCAGCCGACGGTGCACGTCAGCGAGAGTGTCGACAGGCGGGCCGACCTTGGTCCACCCGTCGGCGGCCGTGCCGGTCACGACGTGGACACCGCCCGGGGTCCGTGCAAGGTGGACGGTCGTGTCGTCGTCGGTCACCACGACCGTCCACACCCCGCCCGACAGACGCTCCGAGTCGACGATGGTCAGCAGGCTGACGGGGACGGGTGCGATGACCTGCGCGATGGCGTCACGGGCTGCCGCACGCTGGGCTTGGTCGGCGGCGGCTTGGTCGACCACGTCAGCGTCGTGGGCGACCTGCGCCGCCCCAGTCAGGGTCGTGACACCGGCAAGATCGGCGAGTGTGATCGGCATCATGGCGCCTTCAAGATCGTCGTCGCATACCACCTGGCGCCGAAGCGGCCCAGCCCGACCGTGTCGCCAACGTCCGGCGTCAGCCCGACGACCGGGGTCACGTCGGTCGGGACACCGTCCGGACCACGACGCACCGTCAGCGGCGACACGACGGCGACGACCCCCCAGTCGGTGACCGACGCGACCCGGCGGGCCTCCTGGCGGGCGACCGTGCGGGCTGCCGCGAGCAGCCGTGTCGTGAGCGTCGGGCCGGTCATGCGTCGACCTTCCGCAGCTCGAGGGTCATGTCCGACCCGTCGAGCGGCAACGTCCACCCGACGACCTGCCACCGGCCGGCCACCCCGGCAGCAGGCCACGTCAGACGGACGATGTCGAAGTGGCCGTGCAGCGGGTTCGGGCCGACCGTCACGGTCGCGGACGCCGACGACTGCCGGTCACGCTCAACCTGCGCGTCACCCGCAGCCACCAGCGACGCGAAGTCGGCGGCCTCGGTCGCATGGACGGCCGAGATGATCCGGCCGCGCTGGTCGATCGACGTGACCCCGTCCGACTGGTTCACCACCTCGTAGAGGGTGGAGCCGGCTGTCGGCTCGCCACGTTCGGGGTCGTCGACCCAGAACACCCACCGGTTCGGCACGTCGAACAGGTCCTGCTCCACCGCAGCGTCAGGCACCACAGTCGTGTCGTCGTCGGTCGCGTCGTACACCCACTCCACAGGCCGAGCCGTCGGCGGACGGTAGGGCTGGGACCGGAACCGGCCGGCCTCGTCGGCCCGCAACGACCGGTAGCCCGCCTGATCCAGCAGGTCGTTGACGACCCGCAGCCACGTCACGCCGTCACGCAGCGCCCACGTGAGGCCCTCAGCGGTCGCAGGTGCGTCACCGACCTCGGTGAGCACCACCGGCGCGACGACCCCGGCAGCAGCGACCGCAGCCTCGACAGCCGTCTGCAGGCCAGTGCCGGCTGCAACCTGGTAGGTCGCGCCGACCGGCGAGTCCAGAGCAGCGAGCAGGTCGTACCCGTCGATCTGCCAGACCGGGTCGGACGACTCGTCAACCTGCCTCACCGGCGTGTCGAGGAGGAACACCCCGAGGAACGTCCTGACGGTGACGCCGCCGGCGGTCAGGTCCATCCACGGCCGCAGCCGCACCGTCCCCCACGACAGCTCCCGAGCCAGCTGCACCTGGCAGGTCCGGTGGATCGTCCGATAGGCCCCGTAGACGATCTGCCCGGCCGGCACCACGTCCGCCGACACGTCCTCCAGCAGGGTCCCGTCGGCGTCGAGCAGGTCCGCACCGACGTCCACGACGATGTTTCCGGCCACCACGTCGCGGACCTGCACGTCGGTGAGCAGGTCCCGGGGCGGGGCGGTGGTGATCTGCATCAGACGGCCACCGTGTCCGTCGTCGTCTCGAACATCAGGGAGATCGACGCGAACCCTTCGTCGGCACCCGCGTACTCGACGACCTCGAAGTTCTGGAGGACCCCGATGACCACACGGCCACGAGGCTCCCGGAACAGCAGCAGCGTCGCGGCGGAAGCCCACGCACGAAGCTGGTCGACACCTTCGCGCTCGACGACCGTCGCTGACAGCTGGAGCGCCCTGCGATCGTCAGGACGGCTGACCGTCCGTCGGCGTCCGCCGGAGTAGGTGCGGACCTCCGGGCTCCTGCCCGCTTCCTCGGACAGCTCCGACAGGTCGACCTGGATCGCTGCCGTCAGGTCGTCGGCCAGCTGGAACCATCCCTGCTCGAACGTCACGGCCGCCACGTCAGGCACCCGCCCGGGCGGCCTGCTGGAGCGACCCGCCCATGAGCCACTCCATCAGCACGGTCCCGTCAGGGGTGACTAGCTGGATCGGCTGACGGACTCCACGCCGCTCGCCGGTGAGGTCCCGCAGCGCCTGCAGGACCCGTGGGTCGGCACCACCGCCACCACCGCCGAACGTGCCACCGAACGTGCCACCGGCGGTGGACGAGATCGTCGCGGCGCCGGCCGCCCTGTCAGCTGCACGGGCGATGTCGCTGACCGTCGAGGTCAGCCCGTCCGCGACCATCCTGCCGATCTTGACGCCGGCACGGTCCGGAGACCCTGATCCGGACAGCGGTCCGACCTTGGCCGGGGAGAACGGCAGGGCGTCTCGAATCCTGCCAGCAACCGCCCCGATGGCGTCGCCGACGGAGCCGATCATCGACCCGATCCCTCGGATCAGCCCCGCGATGATCTCGCGGCCGGCGGTGTAAAGCGCCGGTACCAGCTGCATGACGGCGTCGACGACCGCCGGGACCAGGTCTGTCAGCACCACACCGATGAGCTCGGGCAGGACCTCCGGGAGCGCGTCGACAAGCGCGGTGAACACCTGGATGCCTGCGTCGAGCAGCACCGGGATCATCTCGAGCAGCGTGGCGATGACGGCAGGCAGGACCGTGCCGACGAGCACGTCGATGATGGTGGGGAGGACCTCGATGACTGCGTCGACGATCGCGAGGAACGTCGTGATGGCCGCGTCGAGCAGCTGCGGGATCATGTCCAGCACCGTCCCGAGCACGGCAGGCAGGACGTCGCCGAGGAGCGTGTCGAGCAGGGTCGGGAGGATGTCGACGACCGCGTCGACGAGGGTGGTGAACGCGACGACTGCAGCGTCGAGCAGCTGCGGGATCATCCCGAGGATGGTCTGTAGGACCGTGGGGAGGACGTCACCGACCAGCGTCCCCACAAGCGTCGGCAGCACTTCCACGACCGCGTCGATCAGGCTGGTGAACAGCTGCAGTCCGGACTCAAGCATCTGCGGGACAGCAGTCACGATGAAGTCGAGGACCTGCGGGATCATCGTCCCGGCGATCCACTCGACCAGCTGCGGGAGGAACTGGACGGCAGCGTCTAGCAGCGCCGGGAACAGCACCAACGCGGCGTCGAGCATCCGCTCCCGCGCGTCGATGATGGCCTGGAAGATCGTCGTGAAACCGCCCTCGGCCAGCCACGTCACCACACTCGCGATGGCGGTCTGGGCAGCCGTCAGGATTCCGGCGAACATCTCGCCGGAACCGTCTGCGAGGGTCCCGAAGATCTCCTTGAGCCCGGCGACGCCGCCGCCTGCCTCGTCGAACGTGTCCTTCAACCGACCCAGCAGGCCGATGCCGTCCTGCAACGCCGGGAACACCGTCGAAGACAGGAACTCCATGACCGGGGTGAGCCCCTGGCGGAGCAGCGCACCCGCCGACTGGGTGATGTCGTCCCACTGGTCGGTGAACACCTCCGCAGCCGCCGCAGCGTCCTCGGACATGACGATCCCGAGCTCCTGCGCCTTCTCACGGGCAGCGTCTATCCCGGCACCACCGTCGGCGAGCGCAGCAGCAAGTTCGGGCCCGGCACGCATGCCGAGCAGGTCCCCGGCCAACGCGGCGCGTTCAGCGTCGGACTCGATCCCTGCGAGCTTCGGGAGGACCTCGTCGAGCACGGCACCGGTGTCGCGGATGTTGCCGCTGCCGTCCTTCAACGAGACGCCCAGCGTCTTGAACGCGTCGGCCGACGCGCCGCCGGTCGTGGCAGCCTCACCGAGGTTCTTGTTGAACTTCTGGACGGCAGTGTCGAACTTCGTCGCGTCGACACCGCCCTGACCGAACGCGAACCGGAGTTCCTGCATCTGCTCGACACCCAGCCCGGCCTTCTGGGACGTCTTGGCGATCTCGTCGCCGAACGCCGCGACCTTGAACGCGCCGCCGACGGCGGCTGCGCCGGCTGCGGCGAACGCTGCTGTGCCGATGGCAGCGAACTTGCCGAGCTTCTTGCCGACGTTGCCGACCGAGTCGGCGAGCGGCTTGGTGTCGCCCAGGACACGGACGGTGAGGGTGCCCTTAGCCATCACTCACCTCCGGTCATGTGCGTGGCGATCCACGTCTGGAACGTGCTGGCCTCACGGAACGTGAGACGGTCGACGTCCCACGGGGCGATCCCGAACAGGTGTGCGAAGGCGGGTAGCTGCTCGTGCAGCGCCCGCCTCAGGCTTCCGGGTCTGCCACCTCGCCGGCCGGGTCGGCCGTGGTGGACGCAAAGTCGGCGTCGAAGTTCAGGTAGGTCAGGCCACCTGCGACCGTCTCGAACGTGACCTTCGGGTCGGTCTGGCGGCGCTTCAGCCACAGCACACCGGCGAGGGTGTCAAGGTCCGGGCTGTCGGTGAACGCCGAGATCAGTCCGACACCCATCTCGCGGCGGAAGTCGCGGGCCTCGAGTGCGGTGAAGTCCTGGAACCTCACGATCGTCTCGACGCCGTCGACGGTCAGGGCGAGCGCGGGAGGGTCGGTGGGCATGGGTGTCCTGTCGGTCAGAGGAACGGGCCGTCGCCGGCCATCGCCTTGCGGATGGCGGCCATGTAGGTCCGCTCGATGTCGGCACGGTTGTCGCGGACCGTGCCCATGATGTGCGGACGTCGTGGCGCGCCCTTGAAGCTGCCCACGAGGCGGCGTCCCCACGGCAGCAGCGCCGGGGCGACGTCCTGCCCGGCACGGTGGTTCCCGCCGGCACGCAGCAGCACCTCACGCTTGGTCGCCGACGGGCGGACGGTGGAGCCGCCGCCTGCGCCGACCGCACGGGGGTCTCCCTGCGGGAGGCGGGCGATGATGTACTGGCCGACGGACTTGTTGGCCTGCCCGAGACGCTTGGGGAGGTCCCGGTCCACAGCCTTGCGGGTGAGCCGGTTGAAGTCCTTGAGCCCGTCGACCTCGATCCTCACGTGGCGAACTCTTCGCCGTTCACCAGCACGGCGGTGAGTGCAGCAGCGTCGTCGACGCCGCCGAGGCACTTGAACGGCAGCGGCTGCATCAGCTGCTCAGGTCCGGCCACCTCAGGGGTCTCGCCGTCGAACCGGCTGTTCGTCGTGATCGTCAGCGAGTCGGTGCCGTTGTTGAACGCCATCACGACGGCGACCTCGGTCCCGGCCAGGTAGCGGTTGTAGGCGGTGAGGTCTTCGAAGTCGGCAGAGAAGCTGCCGGTGGCCTCGCGCATCCCGGACTCGAGCTGCTGGGCCACCGACGAGCCACCGATGCGGTGCCGGTCGACCTTCAGCGCGTTGCTCACGTCGAGCTGCAGCGACTCGACCACCGCGATCTCGGACCCGGCGATCGACACCGACCCCTCGACGAACACGAACGGGGCGGCCGTCGGGTAGGACGCCGACGCGAGCGCCGTCCCGGTCGTCTCGGTCTGTGCAGACACTTCCAGGTTGAGCTTGGCGATCTCCCCGACGGCGCACGCCAGCGACCACGACGGCAGCTTGCAGCCGGCGTAGGTGAACGGCTGGACAGTCCCGGCGATGTCGGGCCGGCCGACCTGGACGGTGAACGACTTCCCGGTGAGGTCGCCCATCGTCGCAGTGTGGGTGTACGGGCCCGCACCTGACGTGACGACCGACCCGAACATGTGGGTCAGCAGCGTCGCGAGGGGCTCGTCCCACAGCTCGAGGGACACCGGGCCGCCGATGGTCGTCCCGCCGGACTTCCACTGGTGGGTGGTGCGGCGGCCTGCGCGGAGACCGCCGGACTCGATCCGGGCGATCTCCTGCTTGATCGACTCGGACAGGAACCCGGGGTGGAACAGGTCCGGTGTGACACCGGTCCCGTAGGTCGTCTCGGACTTGAACCCGAGCTGTGCGGAGATGCCTGCGGGGGCGACCATGTCAGTCCTCCTGCTTGGTCTTGGTGGTGCGGACGGTCGCCCACACGTCGGTCTGTGCCGTCAGTGACTTCGCGAGGTCGGCGGGCACCTCGACGGTGCCGCCGGCCGGCACGACGTCGCCTGTGGCGGCGATCTGCCGCTCGGACGGCGACACGTTGCGGATCTTCTTGGTCATGGGGGCTCCGGTCACTGGAGGCGTGCCTGGACACGGACGTCGAGGACGAGTTCGCATGCCCACCCGCGCTCGAACGGGAACAGGGTTGAGGTGAGGTCGTTGACCTGTGCCGCGACGAGCCCGTCGACGCCGAGCTTGGGGTCGTCCGCCAGCACGTTCTCGACGGCGGCGGCGATCGTGAACGCTCGGACCTCGCAGGTCTGGGCGTCTGCTGCGGTCAGCTCGGGGCGGAACGTCCAGCAGGTCACCGGCACGATGTAGTCCTCGGCGCGCTGCTTGCGGCCGGCCTTCATCGTCGGGATCGTCGAGTCCCCGTCGATGCGGATGTCGTCGAGCTGCGGATGACGGCCGAGGAACACCGCCTCAGGCGCGGCCGCAGGTCCGGGCCACGCGTAGTCGACGGGAAGGTCCAGTTCGGCGCGGAGCAGGGCGACCAGGGCGATCTTGACGGCCGGGATGGTCGAGGTCAGGGCGACCATGTCAGGCGACCGCTGGCGTGCGGATGTGGTCGCCGAGGAACTCGTGGACCATCGGGTCGACGGCCTTGTAGAACCCGAGCATGGCGCCGCCAGTGTCGAACGGGTCCTGTGCACGCGCCCACGCGCCCTGGTCTCGCTGCCAGAGCCGCCGCAGGATGCTGCCTGCCGCGACCTTGAAGTCGACCGGGACGGCGCTCGTGTCCGCCGCCCGCCCTGCGGTGTAGGACACCTCGACGTTGCGGCGGCCGTGCGGGAACCGGCCGTCGATGCTTCCGCAACGTCGCCGGAGCCAGACCAGTTCGCCGTATCGGCCGACCGGGTCGAGCAGGTAGCCGTCGGCCGGCTTGATGGCGTTCGTCTCGGCTGTGAGCGTCGTCGCGGTGGTGTGGTCGTACTCAACGACCGAGCTGGCTGACGTTGCGTACGGGACGTGCAGGGCGATCTGGTGGCGGCCACCGTCGTGCTGCTCGCCGGTCACGGCGCGGCGCACGACGGGTCCGCAGATGTCGTCGATGCGCAGAGACACTGCGGTTATGAACCGGGCTGCTTCGGCGTCGGTGGCGGTGGGTTCCTGCGGGACGTTGATCGCGTCGCGACCCTCGGCGAGCGTGATGAGGTCGAGGGTCGCCACGTCAGCTGCCCTTGTGGGCTGCGCCGGTGTGGATCGCCAGACCACGCTCAGTGCCCGCGTAGTCGCACCCGTTGACCGGGCAGCTGCCCGGGTCGTCGGGTTCCGGGGCGTCGTCGGTGGTGGTGGTCTGTGTGGACGGCTCGTAGCCGACCTGGTCGGCTGCTTCGGCGTCGACCTCGCGGCCGGCCGAGGACCACAGCACGGCTGCTGTCGGGTCGCCGTGCTCGACCAGGGCGCCGTCGGCGTCCAGGTACACCCGGCGGTCTGTGATGATCTTCGCCATCAGACCGTGTCGATTCGGGTGAACGTGTCCACGTCGGTGAACTCGTACACGTTGTCGTTGGCGAAGTCGACGTAGAGGTCTCCCGCCACGATCGAGCCGTCGTAGGTCGTGCCGCCGACGGGTGCCCCGGTCCCGGTGTAGGTCCGGGGTCCGGTCGTCTCCATCACGACACCGCCGGTGATGACGTTGCCTCCCTCGATGACTGCCATGTTGCTGCTCCTCGTCGTGTGGTTCGGCGGCCCCGGTCTCCCGGGGCCGCCGAAGTGATGCCCGCCGGAGCGGGCGGAGGTCAGACGCCCGTGACCGTCGCGAACGCGGACGGACGGGTGAACACCAGCGCGGCGCGCATGTCGGCCCGGATGGCCTGCTTGCCGTTGATGAAGTCCGACGCGTGGCTGTTGGTGACCTGCACGTCGATGCCGCGCCGGACGGCGAGCAGCGAGTAGTTCGTCCAGTCGCCCACGACCGCAGTGTTCTCGGTCTGTGCGTCGGACTCGACGACCTGGAGGCCCCAGATGCGGGCCGGGCCCGCCTCGGACGGCGAACCCCAGATGTAGATCCCGTCGGCCGTGCGCAGCAGACGGACGTCCTGCCAGTCGTTGGGGTGGAACACCACCGCCGACGGCATCGCGCGTCCGGTGACCTTGACCTTCGTCATGGCCTTGTAGACCGCGTCCGGGGTCGGGTCGGTGCCCTTGGCCTGCGTCTGGATCCCGGTGACGTTGTTGACGCCCTCGAGGTTCGGCGCGGTGCCGGAGCCGACGAGGATCTGAGCGTCGAGACGCTGACGGAGCATGAAGCTGAGCCGCATCTCGACGTACTCGCGTGCGCCCGGGACGTCCTCGAGCTGCTCGTCGGTGACGGGCAGCCACACGGACGGCTTGCGGACCGGGCTGTTGCGCTCGGTCAGCACCAGCGCAGCCTCGCCGTAGGCGGTGCCCTCCGCAGCCTCGGCCGCGGCGTTGGTGAAGGTCGTCTCCTCCATGTAGACGTAGGCGTTCTGGCCCCACGGGATCATCGGGATCAGGTCGGTGACCTGCACCGGACGCTGCGCGTCGGGGACGACCAGCCCGGACCGGGTGGTCTCGGGCGCCCAACCTGCGGAGGTCTCCATCAGGGTGTTGCGCGGGCCGCGGAGCGCGTCACGCAGGTCGATGTCGAGGTGTGCCTCTGGGCCGTTCGAGCCGGCCCGGTCGGTGTACGCGGACGAGCTGATGAACGCCTCACCGAGGGACTTGGCGCGGGCAGAGCCCGACGCGGCGCCGGGCTCGCCGCCCATACCGGTCGGGTCGACCGAGACGAGGTCAGCGGCGGCATTGACGGCACGGAGCTGCTCGGCCTTGACGCCGAGGTCGGTGAGCTCGTCGTTGAGCGTGCGGATCGTCTCGGCGGCTGCGGAGGTGTCGCCGGCGAACCGCTCGACCTTCGCAAGGTCAATGGTCCCGTCGGGACCGGACTGCGCCTCGGCGAAGATGGAGGCCAGCTCGTCCTGCTTGGCCTTCAGCTTGCCCTCGGCGTCCTTGAGTGCTGGGAACGTGGTCATGCGTGAATCTCCTGTGTGAGCGCGACGAAGCGCGCGTATTCGTTGGCCACGACGTCGCCGTGGCCGTCCTGGTCGTTGCTGGGTGCCAGCAGCCCGTTCAGCCGTGTGACGCTGTCTCGGAGCCCGTCCAGGCTCGTGACGTTGACCACAGACAGGGACTTGCCGACGTCAGCACGAAGGGCGGCCACCCGTTCCGCGCTATCGAGCACCGACGCGACCACTCCCATGGCCGTGTCGAGCTCGTCGTTCAACGTCCGCCTGGTGGCAGACGCCGAAGTTTCGTTGGTGCGCAGGTCGACGAGATCGTCGACGAGGCCCTCGTCGAGAGTCTGCTGCGCGGTCAGCCACGTCTCGGCTGCCATCATCTGCCGGAACCCGTCAGGGTCGGAGCCCGACGCCGACGCGTAGATCCCGGCGATGACCTGATCCTGCTGATCGAGCAGCGCGGCCATGGCCTCGTGCTCACGCGAGTCGCCGATCGTGACGCCCCACGCGTTGTGGATCATCATCTGGCCGGCCTGAGCGATCTGGCGGACGTCGCCGGCCTGTGCGATCACCGACGCGATCGACGCGGCGACACCGTCGATCCGGGTCGTCACCTCGGCCGGGTGAGCGAGCAGCGCGTTGTAGATCGCGATGCCGTCGAACACGTCCCCGCCGGGGCTGTTGATCTCCACTCGGATGTTTGGCCGGTCGACCTCGTCGAGGTCGCGTGCGACCGACTCGGCGTTGACACCGAGCCACCAGATCTCGTCGTAGATCCGCAGCACCGCCGTGTCGTCGTCGACGTTGCGGAGCGTGTAGCCGGCCTCACGGGCGACGTTCGGGGCATGCTCGGCCGTCAGCGCACGCAGGTCCCCGATCACGTCTGGGAGCCGGGCACGAAGGCTGGCGTGGAGCGTCTTGAGGTCCATGGTCACTCCTGCTGGACTTGGACGGAAGGTCGGCCGGTGTGCTCGAGCAGCCGGAGGTCTCCCGAGGTGATCGCGGCCACAGCAGAGTCCGGCTCGAAACCGTCCCGTGCGAGCGCGGCGATGGCCTGCGCGTTGACGTTGAGGATGTCCGCGGCGTCGCGGGCGTCGTCCTGGAGGAACGGGATGTCGCGGTCGTCGTACCAGAGCCGCGCGCCGTCAGGGACGTCGACCGCAGGGGCGAGTGCGGCGGCCATCGAGCGCCACAGCGGACGTGCTCCGACGTCGGCGAACCGTCGCTTGGCGGCGTTGAAGTTGCCAGCGTTCAACGCCGAGCCGGCCATCCCCTCAGAGAACATGGCCAGCACTGCACCGACCAGTGACGCCGCGGCGATGCGCGACTCCCCTGCACCTTGGGTGACCTTGAAGTCGAGCTGCTTGAGGTCTGCCGCGACCGTCTTGAGGTCCGCACCTCCGCCGAGATGGATCGTCTGGTAGGCCCGTTCCCAGCCGCGGTGGTGCTCGGCGAACAGCTCGGCGTGGGCCTTGACCTTGTCTGGCGCCACAGACGCGTCGTAGGTCACGACCTGCCCGCCGGTCGCTCCGTTCTCGAAGAACTTCAGCTTGTGGCGTGAGGTGGCGTTGTCGGCGTCGACCTCACGAAGGATCGCCGTGATCCACGACATGCCGCGCCACTGCGCGGTCGGGTCTGGGATCGGCGACCAATGGATGACCTCGGCGGCCGGGATGATCGTCGGCTCGACCCCGGGCGGCTGGTAGACGATCCCGACAGGCTCCGCGTCGACATGCCACGGGGACGTGCCATCCGGGTACGAAGTGACGATTGTGACCCAGTCCGGACGCAGCCTGCGCAACGTTCGGCCGGCAGGACCTCCGTCACGCACGGTCGCAAAGAAGTTGCCGGCAAGCGATCCGTCCTGGTCCATCCGGGCGATCAGCTCGCCCGTTGTCGCACCGGTCCACGGCTTCTCGAGCAGCAGCAGCGACGGGTCACCGAACAGGTCGCCGGGACGGCCGTTCTCCAGACGCTGGAACTGGAACCGTGCCTCCCCGAGGATCGCCTGACGGATCAGCATCGTGGTGAACACGACCCCGTTGCCCTTGTAGGCACGTCGCACCAGGTCGTCGAAGTCCTCACCGATCCGCTCACGAGGACCGACCGGGGCTGATCCGAGGATCTGAGGGACCGACCACATGTCGGGCTGACGGAAGTCCTGCCCGATCGAAGACAGGGTGAGGTTGATCGGCCTTCGCCGTGCGGAGATCCTCACGTCTGGTCGTCGTCACGCTGGACCGCGATGTCAAACATGCCCGACCAGGCGAACAGCAGAACACCGCCGGCGATCAGGGCGCCGCCGGTCGACCAGCGGGCCACTCCGGCAACGATCAGCGCGAACGCGATCAGCGACACCGCAGCGGAGAACAGGTCGGTCCGCATGGTTGGTCTCCTCACGTCACGAACGAGAACGGGCCGGGGTCGGTGTCACGGTCGTCGTGCCCGAACTGCTGCAGACCCCACAGCGCGAGCGTCTCGGCGACAAGCGGGGTGATGTCGCCGCCTGCCTTGCGCTGCCACGCCCACGCCCCAGCGAGCGTCCGGCGCGACGCGGTCGAGACCGCTTCGTCAGCGATCGCCTGGCCGCGGTGCTCGAGCTCGCCCGACACGACCGCGTCGAACATCTGCCCGCACGCCGCCACCATCTGCCTCGTCGTGGTGGACACCAGCAGCCGGTTCGGGGTCGGACCGCGATCGTCTGCCACCTGCAGGCCGGCGCGCTCCAACTCGTCCAGCAGCGACGCTGCGGGAGAACGCTCGTCCAGTACGACCGCGACGGGACGTCTCGACTCGGCAAGCTGCAGCAGACGGTCCACAACCCACCGTGTGCCGGGCCGCCGGTCGTACCCGGACCTGTCGCCGGTGACCTCAACGTGCGGGGCGCCACCGTCCGACCAGCCGGCCACCGCGACGGTGGCCCACTCGCGGTCCGGTGAGACATCGAACGCGAACACAAGCGGCGAACCGTCTGCGATCGTCGCAGTCGGCGATGCCAGATCGGGCCAGCACGCCTGGAACCGGTCCTCGTCACCGTCGTCATCGACCGACGGCCAGTCACCGACTGACAGCAGCTCGGTCGCGAACCCACGCCGGTCCATCTTCACACGCTCGCCGGCCATCGTCTCGACCTCGATGCGGAACCCGAGCCCCGGCGTGGACTTGACCCACTGTTCCGGGTCGTCCGCCACCGCGTCGGGGTCGCGGGCGTACTCGGCTTCGTCGGCCGTCCACTCGAACCAAGCGGCCGTCTCGTCGGTCCCCGTCTTCGCGGCTGAGCGGGCCCGGGCGAACTCGACACCGTGCGCATGGATCGTCTGATCCACCGCCGACCCGACCATCCACAGCTGCGGGTTCGGCCTCGCGCGCATCACCGGCCGGAGTGCCGACATGACCGCCGTGGGAAGCTCCATCGCCTCGTCAAGCACGACCAGGTCGCCAGACAGGCCACGTCCGCCACCCTTCGTACGGGTCTTGAACTTGATCTTCTCGCCCGACCGCAACGAGATCGACTCGTCACCGTGAGACCGCGACACGCGCTTCACGCGACGGTCGAACTCGGGCGTCCCCTCGATCAGCGACAGCAGCCGGTCGAAGTGTCCCATCGACGTCTCGAACAGGTGCGCCGAGTGGATGATCAGCCGGTCGCCGAACAGGAACAGCCCCGCGAGCTCACGCGCCTCGAGGATCGCACCCTTGCCGTTCTGTCGGGCGACGAGCAGACCGACGTCCTTCGCAGCCCACCGGCCCTCGACCGTCTCACCGAGCGCCTTCCTGAGCACCAGCTGCTGCCACGGGTCGAGGAGCAGACCGGCCGTGGCAGCAAGGTCGATCGCTTCGTCCCCGGCAGACGTCGGCGCGTCAGGCGCGACCGACCATGTCGGGGTCTGCCTGCCGACGGCGACGGCGGGCGGCGAGATCGTCGACACTGTCAGCCTCCTCGACGTCGTCAGAGGCCGTCGCTGCGGCGATGTCGGCCAGCGTCGCACGCAGTTCGCGGACCAGTTGGGCGAGGTCGCGTGGCGAGTCGGTCAGGTCGATCGCCAACGCCAGATGCATCGCCGCAGCCACGAGCGCCGACGGTGCGTCAGGCGGGATCTGGCGGCGGGTCGCCACGACCTGCGACTCGGCAGCCTGCGTCTCGAACGTCTGCCCGTCGTGGCGGTGCCGCAGATGCGACGAGAGCCCGCCGCGTGTCTTGGCGACCATCCCGCAGCCGGGGGCCGGGCACGGATGCTCCACGGCGTCTCCTGCGGTTCACAAGGCGTCGGGGAGAGGAAGAACAAC